TGAGTATTCCACTGCTACACAGGATGAAAAGCCTGCCATCCTTGAGCAGATGAATCAGCTGACCGCAGGCATGGATGAAAGTGCTGTAACTGAGTATGTTGCCATGCTTACACAGATCCAGTCGTTGCTGGATAGTGGCATGACGGAGGACGAAGTAAGCGCCCTGTTCCCGGAGATTGACTTTTCTTCTGCTCTAGAGCAGATTGCAGCTATTCAGGCATTTTTGAGTGGACGCCCCGGCGCTTTGCCTGGGCTGGAGTCCATGTTCGGCGAGGCCCTTCCGGAGGAAGTTCTCAAAATAGCAACCGATCTGGACATGACCGGTGCGCAGGCACGGTGGAATGAATTCGCTGCGAATCCAGGTGCGATTACCACCACCGCAGTTGTAAGCAGCTACACCGAAGCTGTGAATGCAACCAAGCAGCAGCCGACTGTGGATGCCTTTATCGGTAAGTATACTGAGGTGGCGGAGGGAGCGGACAAATCCAGCTTAACCCCGACAGGCTTAGTTGCGTATGTCACCAAGTATGCCGAGGTTACCAATGGCGCGGATATGTCTGGCTTAACGCCTGACAATATTACTGCCATGGTCGCAGCATACCAGGAACTTGCTGCCGGTGCGGATATCACGCAGCTGACGCCTGATGAAATCACCGCTTATATCATGAAGTATCTTGAGTCAGAAGGAGTGGATACCTCCAACCTGACTCCGGACGCGGTGACTGCCTTTGTGCTGGCCTATGAAGAGATCACTGGTGGCGCAAGTACTACAGCCCTAACCCCAGATGATATCACTGCCATGGTGGTCAAGTACCTCGAGGCAGAAGATGTGGATGTTTCCAATCTGACGCCTGATCAGATAGAGGCAATCGTCAGCAGCTTCGCAGAAGCTACAGGCTGTGACAAGAGCACCCTGATGCAGAACTTTGTGGCGTACATCGCACGGTATGACGATACCAATGCGGAGAAGCCCACGTTGACGGTAACGATCGGCCTGTCTGGTTATGATCTGGTAGCATACCGTCGCTTTATCAAGGAACACCCCGTGGAGGTTGCGGGCATCGTCAAACTGGGAGAAACCTATGAGAATCCGGCAGAAGCACTTCTGGATCCTCAGACGAAGTTCTGGCAGAACGGTACCGAAATTCCTGTGACGGCTGTGACTGAAGAGATGCTCACTGCAAACAGCGTTGCAGTCCTGGATGAAGACGGTACCATGCATATTCTCATTACGCCTGAGGTAACGGGGAGTCCGGAGGCTCTGGAAGCTGCCAATGAGCTGATCCATTCCACCGACCACCAGGGATCGCTTGGTGCGCAGTGGTTCAATATGGATACTATGGCAGACATCAAGCGACTGAATGAGTATCTGAGCGATATTCAGTGGCAAATGGATTCTGTGCTGAATATAGGCGGATGGATGAACCGCTATAACAGATGGGCCTCTGCGGAAACCACTTCGAACTACCTTGATCCTGAGGAATTCGGTAATCTGCAGATCTATGTAGCAGAAGCCGTCGCTGCCTTGAATAGTGGTCAGCCTGTGTCTGAAGAGATGGTTGGTAATCTTCAGCAGATCCTCCAGCTGATTAAGTACATGGAGGGTATCGGATTTGGCAGCGAATACATAGGTGCGTTTGCCGAGAGTATGTCCGATGCTGGTATGGAGACTACCCCTGAAACGCTGGTTCCTAACTTGGAAATGCTGATCGAGCAGATGAATGGTGTGGGTGCAGATGCGGCGGCTGGTGTTGGCGAGGGTATGGCTGCAGCAGATATGTCTACCTATGGCATAACGGTTGCAGATAATACAGAGGCCGCACTAAGAAGTGGAGCTGCATTCAATTCTGCTTCACCCGCCAATCGCACGAAGCCTGTAGGTCGAGATGTTGCGTTGGGCATTGGTGTTGGCATGGCAGAAACAGATCTGTCCAGCTATGCTAGTGCTACATCCAGCCATGTGCTGGGGGCGCTACGAGCGAACCTGAATGCCTCTTCGCTACGTTCAACCGGTGTGCTCGCCATGTCTGGTCTTGCTGCCGGTATCATTGCGGGGCGCTCTCAGGTGATCACTGCAATGCGAAATGCGGCCCGAGCGGCAGTAAATGCAGCGAAGCAGACTCTCGACATCCATTCGCCCAGCCGCGTCTTCAGAGATGAGGTCGGTGCCATGACGATGGAGGGATTTGGTGAGGGTGTCCTGCGAGAAACAGAGGCGCAAGCCAAAATCATCCGCAACGCATCCCGCTTCCTGACCGATGAAGCGCAGGCGGGGGCGATATCTACTGCCAGAACGGATAACCGCCGCACCTACAACAATAACGTATCCTCTACTGTGCAGGTGGCGCAGATGGTGGTGCGAGATGACCAGGACATCCGGGCATTGGCGATAGAGATCGCTTCTCTGACGCGCAGACAGCAGCGCGGTCGTGGTTTGAGGATGGCCTGATAAAATGGAGGGATGCCTATGAATGACTGGTTTGAATGGAACGGCGTGAAGAGTACTGACTACGGCATTCACGTATCAGAGCATCCGCCTATTACCATCCCTAATGAGCGTGCTACTTTTACGGCGGTCCCGGGCAGGGCAGGTACGCTCACAACGGTTGAGGGCGATGATGTCTATGACGATATGATTCTCTCAGCCACGTGCTTCATTGATAGCCCTGACCAAATTCCTGTGATCGCCTCATGGCTGCGTGGCTCTGGAACAGTCACCTTTGCAAATCGCATGGGTGGCTTTTATTATGCCCGTATTGTGAATCAGATCAGCTTCGAGAAGATTCTCAGAGGCAACCCGCATCGGTCTTTTGTCGTGAACTTCCGCTGCCAACCTTTCTTTTACCATGCGGATAACCAGCCCATACTGGTAGATCGCTCTGGCACATTTATCCCAGGCCAAGGCAGTGTTCATGCGGAACCGGTACTGGAAATTGCACTCAGTGGTGATGCGGAGATCATGATCGGCGGCACACTCTTCCAGCTAAGCGGCATCACAGGCACAGTCATCGTGGATAGTGTGCATCAGGAGGTGTACCAGGACTATCAGTCCTGTATGACAGCGATGACAGGTGATTTTCCACGTTTGCTTCCGATCGGCAGCTATATCAACTGGACAGGCGGTGTTCGTTCCATCAGGATCACGCCTAATTGGCGATCCCTGTAAGGCGAAGGAGGTGACCTCGCAATGATTAGTGTATTTCCGGCAGACTGTAATGACTTTTCAACCAATGGACTCTGCGTTCTTGAACCCACGACCTGCGAGGTCACCGAAACGCTGAACGGCGAGTGGGAACTATCGCTGGTTCATCCGCTGGATGATCGTGACAGATGGACATACCTGCAGGTGGGGTGCATCATCAAGGCACCTGTACCGGCGGCTCCGACGCCTCGTGTCAAACTGGTCAAGCAGGATGACGGTAAGGTCATTTATCGGGTGAATACCGAGGGAAGGTTGAATCTGCGCTCCGGTCCTGGAACCAACTACAAAAGGCTGGCGCAGTATAAACCCGGTACGGAGATCGTACTGCTGAGCAAGTACAGCGATTCCTGGTTTGAAGTATTCTGCCCAGATGGCAAACGCGGTTATATGGCATCTGAATATCTGGTCTACGACCGGACTGAAGCATCTTCTGCAGCAGCCACCGGACAGATCATTGATTCCCGCCAGCTGCGAGAACAGCCCTTCCGCATCTACCGTGTGGTGCCCAGCCTGACAGATGTGCAGGTGTACGCCAGGCACATCTTCTATGACCTCATGGATAACATGATTGTCAGCTACAAGCCCAATCCTGGCGTCAGTGCAACGACGGCAGCGTATGCGATGCTGGAGGAGTGTGAATCTCCCCATGATTTCACCCTGTACACCGACCTGACAGGCAATGCAGACGAGTTCTCTGTCGAACAGAAAAATCCAGTGGAGGGTATCCTGGGTGAAGGCGGCGTTCTGGAAACCTTCGGAGGTGAGTTGGCTCGAGATTGGTACGATGTGTACCTGGTCAAGCAAGTGGGCGACCATAGCGGTGTCCAGATCCGCCAGGGCAAGAATCTGCTGGGAATCAGCTACGACGTGGATATCTCCAGTGTTGTCACCCGCATTCTTCCGACCGGTGAAGATAAGGACGGAAAGATTCTCTATCTGCCTGAGCGACATATCGACAGCCCCAATATAGAACGGTACCCGCATCCCAAGTGGTGCCACTTGGCGGTGAATGATGCAACAGAATCGGATGAAATGTCCAAGACTGATGTGTATAAAAAGCTTCGTCAAGGGGCACATGATGAGTTTGCCAAGGGGTGCGATTTGCCTACTGTTACGCTGGATGTGGATTTCTTGAATGTGGATGATACCGTCGAGTACGCCCAGTATGGATATCTCCACAGCGTATATTTGGGTGATAGTGTTCAGGTGGTAGTCAACAAGCTGGGACTGGCTGTTGCGCTGAGGATGACGCAGTACACCTTTGATTGCCTCCTGCGGCGCTATACCAAGGTTACGCTGGGAACGGCAGCAGATACGCTCGAAGGGAGCACTATCTCTGCCAGTCAGATCCCTTCCGGCAGTATTTCCGGCATGAAGCTGTCCATGGATTCCATTGGTGCAGGTCATCTTCAGAATGCGTCGGTTGGCAGTCTG